GTTCCTTGATACATTACTTGGTATATACAGGTATTACCTAGTAAGTTCCTTGATACATTACTTGGTATATACAGGTATTACCTAGTAAGTTCCTTGATACATTACTTGGTATATACAGGTATTACCTAGTAAGTTCCTTGATACATTACTTGGTATATACAGGTATTACCTAGTAAGTTCCTTGATACATTACTTGGTATATACAGGTATTACCTAGTAAGTTCCTTGATACATTACTTGGTATATACAGGTATTACCTAGTAAGTTCCTTGATATTAGCTTGTAGTTAGCGGTATATACCCTAGTATCCTCTTAGTACTTACTAGGATATTATCCGTAGTATTACCGTATTACCTATCGTAGGTATATCCGTAGTCAAAACAGATATACCCGCTATCTACCGTATCTACCCAGCAAATCCCCGTATCTACCCAGCTAAGTACAAGCTATAACCGCGTTAATATGCGCTATAAACCCTATGGGTATATATATATATATTCTATTATGGTTTGGTCTTGGACTATCCTTTTGATTCTAAAGCGTATTCCCTATTTCTACCCTGCTTCCTGCCCTATTGCCTATCCTGTGCAAACAAGGATAAAACCCGTACATCGCCATAAATGCCCCTAGATTGCTCTAGGATTGATTTTCTGCCTCAGGGTAGGCTAGGGTATTCCCCGACCCCCTAAACGCAATCCTGAGCGATTCTAGGGGCATTGCTGCACGTTTCCCGCAAATTCCTTTGGTACACCCAGGGTTTTATATGCAATTTCCTGTATGTTTCAAGGGTATACGGGGGAAGAAAGGTGAGGTGCTGGGTGAGTACCCCCGCAAATTTCCCTGTCAAAAATCGGGTTCGCCCTCTGCAGCCCTGAGCCCGCCGTAGAGCCCAGCGCAGGACTCCCGTGCCAGACCCGCAGACAGACCCGCAGACAGACCCGCAGAATCCCGTGAGCTTCCTGTACAGCACCCGTACAGCACCCGTACAGCACCCGTACAGCACCCGTACAGAACTGCCATAAACTGCGTTCGGAACTCGAAAATTATGTGCAGCAAACACCACAATTTCAGGAAGCCCTCCAGAATGCTCTCAGATTGATTTTAGGGCTCAGGGTAGGTATTGGTATTCCCGAAGGCGCTAACAGCCCTTCCTGCGCATTCTCGTGCCAGCAATCGCTATTCCCGATAAATTCCTCAGGTCAGTACCGTCTAATACCAGCGATGCACGGTAAGAACCCAGATTACCAAAGCTAGAGCTATTGCCCCTAGCACGTTTCCTAATATCATGTCAATACCCTTCTGTTGCACACAGGAGACAATTCTGTACTTACATACAATTCTGTTTGTTAAATTGTCAACAATCCAGTGCTCAAATAATAGGCAATTGTTGACAATCCTAGCTATATTCTCTGCTTAAATATTGAGCAATTGTCAACAATCTTCGAGCAATCCTAAGGTCTACTTCTGCTCTGCGGGGTCAGCGTATAGCGTACTTGCAATACCAAGCAAAGCCTTATGCTTAGCCTTACAACGCTGTAATTCCAAGCTATTGGCACTGAGTACACGAAACACTTCCGCTGCATTCGTGCTTTGCAGCTGCTCTGGGTCTTTGCAGACTTGCTTCAGATTGTACGGAAGCACTGCTCGTTTGTACTCCTTAGCTTGCACTACAGGTACTTCAATTTGCTTTACCTGCTTCGATGGCTTGGTTAAACTGCTGCATGAACTCAGTACCAAAGCACTCCCGATTGCCATCAGGACTAGCACTGAGCTTCTGCTGCGCTGCTTGTAACGGTTTACTGTTTGCATCAATAAGCTCCTGAGATAATTCAAAATACTGCTGCGCTTTGTTCTCTGCGCTGGCGAGTTCCTTATCAAAAGCCCCGCGTTGTTCCTGCAAGGCTTTATCGTACTTCTGCTGCACCTCTACTGCAGCTGCATTGTAGCCACGTGTCCATTGCTTCTGCATCTCTGCGTTATAGCTCTTGTACATCAGCAGTACCAGCCATAACGCCGCTGTGCAAATCACCAGAATAATCCCGCCGAACAGGATACGCTGCTTAGTCTTAGGACTGAACTTGTCCCAGAAACAAGTTGGAATAGGAAACATAGTACCTCCTTAAGAGTTCTCAATCATACAGGTACGGCTGCGCCATTGAGCGCGCTTCCATACCCCACCACAATTACGTTGATTCCCTGCCTTACTACAGTCCTTACCACCAGCAAATCTGTAGCGCAGATACGCTTTGCAGGCATTCTGGTAGTGCCCTGCCTTCTCGGCATCTGTACCGCTGGTAGTCAGCAGAAGCTCCTTACGCATTCTACTGCGTTCCCAATTGCGCCTACCGAAGTTGTAGGTAAAGTCCAGTGCCACATCGAACTCACGCTGGGTCATCATTACATTCGGTAGGGACTTACGCAGGAACTCTTCGTCCTTTGCTGTATGCCACTTCGTAATGCTCAATGCCTCCTCGTGCGTAATCGGTGCATCGGTGATCTTGACCTTAGCCCCATTGCGGAAATCAGGAGGGTACACTGTACTGCCGATACCAATCGTAGCAACATGCACTGAGTCCCAGTAAGGTTTCAGTACCTCACCTTCCCATTGCACCTTGCTGTGATAGTAAAAGAGGCTACCCGCTAAGGTAGCCACCAAGAGTTTATTTTTGAGTTCCATCGGATTCCTCGTTCTCTACAACGCCACCATAATCACGTTGTGCTTGTTTCTGCCTGTACTGCTCGAACTGCTGCTTACGGATATTGAAATCCTCCAGCTGTGCATCCTGTAGTTTCAGTTGATGCTCATACAGGTGCTGCTGTCGGCGTTCTTCCTTGAGTTTAAAATACCAAGTCAGAACCAAACCAATTACAGAAGCCAGCGTACCGATAATCAGCAGCCAGTCCTGTTGTGCAAGCCATGCAGCGAAGGACACGGTAGTACCTCCGTACATTACTTCTTGAGAGCCTTTCATGTTAACCCCTTATAGTTACTATCTGAGACGGGAGTATCCCTTCCGTCCGCGTTGACTTCCCGTATTCCTACGGGCAGCCTGAACAGGCAATCCAGTTGGATTATCAAGGAAATCCTTGAACACCGCCTGCTGCCTCTTCGTCTGTGCTGCGTTGGCATCTACACCCAGCATAGACACAAAGTGTTGTACCAGAGCCTGCAAGCAGTCCGCTCGGTCATCGTGCAGGAGACTTCCACGATCATACGTAATGTCACTGAGTTGGCGGAACAGACTGAACTGTTGCCGTTTGTTGTCAGGTTGTTGCAGGCAGTACCGCCAGTCATCATCAATAGCTGACTTATGCAGTACGAGCTTATGCCTGCGCACTACGGGCGCAATGGTGTCGATGATTCGACGTTCCTTCTGCCCAGTTACGTAATAATCCGATACAGCAATATCCTTGCCTGCTGTCCTTATGCAGTTCAGCATCAAGGCTGTAGCCGTACCATGACCCATGTTGCGTTCAAGGTGCATACTCTTTGCACCATACTCTTCTGCAATCTGAATCAAGTGCAAGCAGTTCTCTTCAGTGAATCCACCGCTAAGACCACCTGTACTGAACAGATGCAAATAACCTGCTGCCTCTGCACCAATACAGAAAGCCACCTCGTCTCCACCTGCACCAGCAGGGTCAACGAACATGGTAATCTGGCTATATGGTACGTACTCCGTACTGCACTGAGCAGCAGCGAGGAACAGTTCAGAAGCGCAGGCTTGGTTTCCGTGCTGGATACGCAGACGCTCGTCGGCGCTCCAATGCACGGCTTCTGGCGCAAAGTCATACCCTGCGCTGATTACTGGCATATCCTGAACGCGGATACGCTGACGTGCCAAGTCCGAGAGCGTCGTATCCAGCATAAACTGCAGGCTGAAACCCTCGTCCCCGTACTCCAGTTCCTTCTCCTGTAGGTCCTCTTCCGAGTACCGTACAGGGTCGGTGCTCTGTCCGCGCTGCCCAGTGATGCCCCCGCCAGTTTGCAGGCTCGGGTCTTCCTGAATGCGCTCCAGAATAAACGGGGCAATCTCGTCCTGTCTGTAGTGCTTGAGCTCGTCCTGCGTGGGATATCGCCCCATCCAGATACGTATCGTGTAGCCACGATTCCGTAGCTGTTTGTAGATACTATCTTTGGTTTGAGGCGTACCCAAGTACAGGATTTTGCCGTGTGTACAAATCGCAGCGAACTCTTTGGTCAGCAAGGCAAGTTGTTCCCGTTGAACTTGAGTCATTGCGTTCTTCTGCGTTTCCACGTCATCAGGAATCAGCAGATCGGCACGTTTACCCTGCAGGTTCGCATTGATACCGATACAGGTTACGCTGGCTGTCTTATCTACACCGCGCAGATGCCAATGCAAATCATAGCTCTCTGTACTGTAGCGGTCGCCAGCAGATTTGTCTGCCCGCATCCAGCACAACAGAGTCCATTGCTGAATCAGGCGCACAATCATGCGTGCCACGTCAGAGGCTTGTCCCGCTGCTGCTGAGACCACCAGCACACGGCTACTGCAATTCTGAATCAAAGTCCAGACGGCAAAAAGCGCGGCAAGGGTAGACTTCGCTTCACCCCGCTGCGCCTGTACCATTGATTTGTTCCCACATGCTTGCATATATGCTGCAATATCCGCCTGCATCGGAGTGAGCTTAAAGCCCAAGAACTGCATACCCAAGTCAGCAAACTCCACGAAATCCGAGAAGGTTGCTTGAAAGAGCATAGCCAGTTCCTGACGTTCCTGCTGAGGAATCGCCTCTGGCTCGTCCCTCCAGCGCATACAGCGTGTATGCAGGAGTTCCAGCCTGTCCAGAGTAATTGCTCTAATCCCTGTATATGCCATGCTTGCTCCTATGATAACAGACCCTGTACTTTGCGCTGCTGTTCAGAGTCTTGCTGAATACTCTCAGCGTGTGCCTGTTTCAGGATAGCCAAAGCCTTATCGCGGTTCTCTTCTTTGATACCCGCGAACTGCTCGCGTACCCGTTGCAGGTCTTCATCCGTGCTCTCGGCAGTGATGTTGTTGTTCTTGAGGAAGGTCATGATAACAGTCTTATCAGCTGCTGCCATAGGGATACCTTCCTCAATATACATCTCTAATTCATCTGCTAAGAACTTAGTGAACTTGCTATGCAAGCTCCCTAGCTCTTTCTTATTGGCTGCCATCTTTAAATCCTTTGAATAGTATAGAAGTCGGCTTGTGGTCAGAGAATAACTCCAAGCTGCTTATGAACGTATCTTGGAAACTCAATGTTGCACTGCTGTATATCTCAGTAGCATATACATAGTCAGTATCCCAAGTGCTATTGCTGTTATATGACCAACTGCTTGTATCCACTTCTTTAGTACCATTAACCAACCCGCTTACAGTTAACGTACCTTTAGCAGATAAGGTCTGATCGTACCCTGTAGGTGGTTTCTGTATTGGGTAATACACATACGCGTCCTGCGCCAAATACCCAAAGTACCCATTACGCGCGGCATTAGGATGCAATGGGGAATCTTCAGTAGGACGTAGCTCTTGAGTCTTCAGCATAGCTTGCTTGTAGCTCTGAGGTACAGGTTTTGACACTAAGCTAAGAAATTGCTCTAAATCAGTCGAGCGGTCACTTGTTTGAGTATAAGTAAGCAAGTCGGTACTAGCTGTGAACTGGCGTTCCCAGCGAGGCTGACCTGAAGTCTCTGAGTTAGCCCACTGCGTTCCTTTATAGGTTGCAGTTGTATTACCATAAGCGCATTTCAGGATAGTGTATTCAACGGTTTCAGGAAGCTCGTAGTCCAGAATAGTACCTACACCTGTGGGTTCAGTAGCTGTAGCTGCCCCTGCCCAAATATTGTAGTTGTACGTAACATCCCTGCGTGTAACATCGCGCTGTAGTTGCATTCGGGATGGATACTCTGCAATATCTAATACAAAGTTCACAGGATAGACACCAATACTTGTGTGCAAACCCTGCATACCTTTAGGCACAAGCCACAAGTACACTGTACCCAAGTAGGACTCATATAAAGGTATCCGCGCTAATGTATCTGTGTCTTCAGGTAGACTATCCCATGATACGGTTTTAGCTGTCGCTAGAAGATTGCTCGCGTCATCTGCCCAACCAAATGCTTTGGTATAGCTATTCCCTACATCACGATAATGTCCGCGTGCAAACAGTACAGTAGGATTGATACTTGGGACTTGGATGAAATCTCCAAGCCCTTTCTCAAGAACCTTTCTGTAACCTTCAATGCTGGCTATGGCGTAAGCATAATGCAAGAACAACTTAGTCTGTACTGTAGCATCCTTCAGCCCTTCAGGAAGTGCTTTGCGGACTGCTTCATCAGTCTGGTTGTCAAGTGTACTGTAAGGTGCAGAAGCAAGCAGTGCCAAGGGTTTGTAGGGACTCAAGTCCAAAGGTCTCGGCTTCGGTGGCTCAGGAATCTTTGGCTCTTCTGGTACTGCTACCTTATCCCTTACAACAGGCACTACAGCAGTAGGTTCTGTCTGTATACGGTGCAGTATGTGCTCAAAAGCAGCTATAGGATTCTTGTGCACTAAGTGCATCAATGCTTGAGCACCCAAGTCCGATACACGGGCAAGTAAGATTCTGCCCGAAGTAACAAATTGCACTCGGGAAGTGTCCAACTGCGTAAATACAGCAGGGCTTGCTGCAGCTGCCAGTGCTTCATAGAAAGTACCGTGCTGCTTCTGTATCCAAAGCTGCTGGCATTCTTGCAGCTTCTCTGTAGTTACATCAGTAATATCCAATACAACCAGTTCATCATTACATTCTCTGGATACAACAAAGGGGACACTTATCGTGTCCCCTGCTTGTATATCCCAGATAAAGCATGTATCAGATACCCGCCAAACTTGACCCTTACGGTACTTCAAGTCCAATGTATCAACATCCAACCAAGTCATAATTAAACCTCGACGTTACCTTCAGAATCCACCTTGAAACCGAGTGCATCATACTGCTCATTATTGATTTCTTGGAATGGGCGTTTACCACCATACTTGAGAGTCGGTGGACTATCTACGGTTCTAGTGTAACCTAAGCGGTCTAAGAAACCACTATAGTAATCTGAACTTGGACGTGCAATTCCCTTCCACGCTTCAGGATTAGATTCAAATATATCAGGAGCATTCCGTGTAGGTGGTGGAGGTGGTCCATATCCGCCGTCTTCTGAAGGCGCGTCCATATGGTTAGAAGCAGGCGGCTCAGTAGGCTGTGCAGGCTGGGGGTTCGATACAGGAGGTTCCGCAGGACTTGGGCTAGATGCAGGCTCAACAGGTTGCTCTGTAGACTCCTTCGGCAACAAAGTATCTGGCTTAGTTTCCAGATAGCTTGCACTACTACCAGCATCTCGACTGAGCTTATCTCCAAGAGCCTCAGCGTCTGCTGCTTCAATAATATCAAAGCGCACTTCACTGAACTCCTGCTGCACGTACAGCAGTTGCAGCCCAAGCATCTTCAAGTGCTGATTCTTTAAGGGACGGTTTGGAATAGGTTGTACCAACAATCTGTCAGCAGGTGTACTACGGCGGAGCACGTAGTCTCCAGCAGGGAAACCCAGAGCCTCAAAGAGCTTCTCAGGATTTACGCGTACCTGCATTTGCAGTTGCCATTCGGCATCCAGCACAATAGGTTCAAGTGCCTCTGCACCAGCACCTACGCGCTTCCATATATCTTCAAAGCTACGCATCCAATGCACCTTCTGCTCGGCAAGGGTAGCCCCTGATGTAATCAAAAGGCTACTTGCACGAAGCATAGACAGGGTAGCGGTTTGTACTTCGCTAGTCCCTGTCTCTTTGCTGTATTGAACACGCAGGCAGCTTTTATGCTGCTTTGCGTTTTTAATCATCATCTTCCTCATTCAAGAGCTTCAGCAAGCCGAAGGCTTGGTTCCCAACTGTCAACCCCAGCAGCGGAGTAGCATCCGTGTAGTCGTACACCTGCATCTCGTGGTCAGGATTACCTACCTTACGGAACAGCTGATTCATTTTACTCAGTGGGCTGAACACAGCAGCACCCTTCGAGTTCTGACTATTTAAGATACTGTCCAGAGCAATACCGAAGTACCCAAGTGCAGGAGCTTGTTGTACGCTGCCTGCAAAGATGTCCTCGTCCCAGCGCTTACCATTAGTTACGTTTTTGGCAGCAGCAAGCACTGGAGCAAGCATACCGTTATACATCAACAGTACAGCCACTCCGAAGATACCATCTTGATTATAGGTCTTGCGTAGAATCTTCTGATGCCCAGCCATAGCAAAGCGCATGAATGGGAACAGAATCTTACCGGTAGTGGTCTGCTCAAGGAACGCAGGAGCTTCACCTACCTTAGCAGTCAAAGCAATGTCATCACTGGCATTCATCAGCAGTTGTTGAGTACGCAGGCTGATGTCTGCATCCCACTTTTGGATTTGCAAACCGTGCTTACCATATTCCTGCATGATGTTCTGGAAGTCCCGCTCAGTAGCCCCAGTACGCATCAGTAATTCCCTGTGCGTCTTAGAACCCTTCGCAGCCTCTATGATGGCATCCTCGTAGGTACTGACGGTAGCATTCACCAACCAGCGGCGTACTGCCTCTGAAGTATTCAGGTGCATAATACTCTGACCTGCTCTTGCGATGTAACCATGCACACCCTGAATAGGGATAGCGTGATTATCCTCGAAGTGCGTCACAAAGTATTTGATACGCTCATGCGCTGTACTTGTACCAACCAGCACATCCTTGAGGCGCATAGCTTCCTCAGGTGTGTACTTACTGATAGCGTAGAACAGGCTTGGTAATTGCTTCAGCATATACTTAGCTGTACGCAGGAAGCCTAGACGCTGGAATGCTGTACTGATATCACCAAAGGCACTGATACCTGCATTCTGCAGAACCATGCTGCTGGCTACGGTAGTTGCACTACGCAGCAGGGTAGGCACTTGTTCACCAACTGCTTGCCCCAGTAATTGCTGACGAGCAGCCTTCAGGAAATCACGTGCCTCAGTAGGATTGACTCCAGCAGGTAGATTGTCCTGAATCTTGACAAACAGGTTATCCAGTTCAGCAGGGGACATACCATAGTGCGCTAAGCCATTACGGTGTGCCATCTGACGGTTGTAGCTTTGCAACTGCGTCATCACGTCAGTATCCACGAAGTCCTTGAGGCTATACACCTGTCCATTATGCACGAGTTGGCGATTGAAGTCCCAAGAGTTCCTTGTACGCAGATTCTTATGCCCTTTCTGGGTTTGCTTGTGCATAATAGAATCCACAATAGCGTCTATCCGATTGGCTTCTACACCTTGATTCAGCAGTATGTCTGCAATGAAGTCCCGAGTAGCACCTACGGGCATATGCTCGGTAGCCTGCATACTGGTCTTCTGAGTCTGAATGAACTTCTTACCGATGCTATCGGCATCCCTTCCGTATTTAGCCAAATCTGGGAAACGTTCTAATACGTCTTCACCAATAAACCTAGCCAGCACTTCTTCAGGTAAACCTGCATCAAAAGCCTTACGCATTGCAGCATAACTCCACTGCAATGGCATATACGTACCCAGTCCCTCAGCAAAGTCCTCTGGGAGCAACCCGTTCTTCTTGAGCTGCTGAGCATAGAACTTACTGAAGCCAGAGTCCACGAAGGTCTGCATTGCATCTGCAATACCCTTATTCGGGGCAAGCTTCTGAATCAATGCAGGCAAGTCCAGTTCTGTACCTGTAGCAGCAGCTTGACGCTCCATCTGGTACAACTGCAAACGCAAGTCCGATAAGTCCTTCTGTGCAGCGCGTAATGCAGTGATGTGCTTAGGTTGTACTGTAGGATTTACAGCACCGTTGAACCTTCCGCTTGCACCATAGTATTCCTGAGCAGCCTTACCCAGCGCATCATCCAGTGCATTCAGCCTCCACTCCCCGTGCCTTGACAGCAGGGCAGCGTGCGTAATTGCATTGTCTGGATTGTTGAACGCAGGGTCAGCGAACAGCCTATTCAGCTGTTCCCATTCTACATCTGGTAAGTTCTGACCATAGTAAGCCAGTTTGTCAGTTGTTGACATGTACTGCTTGGCACTACTGCTGTACTCAGCTGCTCTACGGATTGCTGCTGCTTCCCCTACGGGGGCAGGGCGGTCAGGCAACGGTATGTGCTCTGTACCTGTACTGGTTTCAATTTCCAGCACCAGCTTCTCTGCTTGTTCCCCAGAAACTTTCTCAGTCTCCTCAAGGGAAGTACGATAAGCTGCCTGCTGTTCCTCAGGGACACGTCGCAGAGCGGTAGGTATCCCTGTATCGGACTTCAAACCCTCTTTGGACTTGGCAGCCTTAGCTGCTTTAACGTTATCAGTATGCACCTTACGCAAGTCCTTCAGGTAATCGCTATTGCGCTCTAAGGCAAATTGCTGAGCCTTCAGATCAGTAAGTTCTTGCTGCAGTTCGTTACGCAGAGCATCTCGTTGCACAGGAGTAAGCTGCTGTGGATTGTAGCTTTGTACCCTTTGGGCACTCTGCAGTTCCTTGTTCTGCTTGTTTACATAGTAGCGGTAATCCCGCTGCTCACGCAGAACCTTACTGTTCAATTCCTTGAAGCCAGCGCGGTCTGCTTCTGGCAGAGCCTTAGTAATATGCTTACCTAAGTCCGCAGTATAAGCACCAGCAGCCAGAGCCTTCTGTACCTGCTCCTGCAGTTCTTGTGGGAGCTTCTGCAGCATTGGAGCAGCAGCTTCTTGGAAACGCAGGGCTTTCTGGTCAAACGCAGCTTTCCATCCAACCGTTCTGGATTGAGCCTTCTGCAGCCCCGCTAGGAGCGCGTCAGAGCCCGATACGGCGTTCAGGTTTGGCAAAGCATCCAGCCGTGGGAGAATCGCTTGGATTTCGTCGATACGGCGGGTTACTCGGAGGCTGGCGTCTGCATGACTTGAGCCCTGCAGAATATCCGAAACCACAGATTCAGCTTCACGAATGCTATTGATTTGTGTTTGCTTTTCTAGACGGGCTTCTTGGGCAATCTGCTCAGCACGCTGACTGAATTTCTGGAATCCCGTAACTTTCCCTTCAGGAAACCCCGTAGAACGCGCAGGAACGGCTTTCTCAGGGTTCGCCTTAGCTACCCCTTTGGAAAGGTCCGAAGCGGCTTCCTGCTCAATTTTGACAGCCTTCTGAGTCACGTGCTCAATCGTGCCCTCAGCGAGCTTCTCGCCATTTTGGGTAAGCAATTTGGATTTCCCAGTTGCCCCAAGGAATGCACCTGCACCCGTTAAAGTCAAGCCATCCAACAGACGTTCAGTTGTACTACGGGTATCGTACTGAGAAGTAGCCGAATCGAAAGCAGCATTAGCAGTAGCGATAGCACCTGCACCGATAATACCCTTCTGCAGTCGGGTAAGATTACTTCCAATCCGAGCAGCTGTAAAAGGTTTCGCCAGAACACCTAAGCCTAAATCTACATCCACAATACTGGCTGCCATAGCAGTCCAAGGACGATAGCTCTGGGTTTCATGACGCATATCGGCATCTGCATACTGGCGTACCAGCCACTCTGTCATGGCTGCACTGGTGCTTGCATTGAGTTTCTGCATGCGCTCAGAATCCAATTGAATCTGAGTACTGATTTTATCCATATCCTGAGCAGAGAGCTTGTAGTTCGGGTCAGCCTCAAAGCCCTGATTCATAGCATCAATACGATTCCAGATGCTACGTCCAATACCGAACATACTGCTACCAATAACCTCAAGGGTATTTGGAATTACAGGAACAGGACTACTAGTCTGGTTGAAGAATTGAGTAGTGCCAGTACGCCCTACGGCAGCATCGGGAGCAGGATTCCAGTTTGCATCCACAACGTCCTGCCAACTAGCTGGCTTCTGCTTTTCCCGTTGCTTAGGGTCTCGTACTTGGACTTGCTGTAACGCTGCTGGCTGCCATTCCTTTTTCAATGTTGCCATAAGGTTTCCTCTTTTAAACAATAAGTTACTAGAAAGTAACTATAGTTACTATCCGAAAAAAAAATGTATCTGCATACGTACCTCCCACAGGGGGGGGGTAGGGAAGTACGTACACGCATACAACTGTATGCTTAGTTACGGGAGATTTCCCGTTCAAGAGCTTTGATATTCTGGATACGGTCTTGTATCGCAGCCTTATCACCTTTCTTCTGAGCTTCTGCAAGAGCACGCTTCTCATTAGCAAGCTCAGATTGCAGGATTGCTTGACGACCTGAAGCTGTTTTGTAGTTGGCTTTAGGAGGTGCAACAGGTGCTGTAGGAGCAGGGACTACAAGTGCAGCTTTCTGACCTATACTTTGCTTAACTTTAGCAGCACGTGCTGCAGCTACCTGTAAGTTAGCTTTGGTACTAGCAAGCTGCCGTGCTTGCTGTTGAGCATGTTCTTTCTTGAGGTCATTAAGCTGTTTGCCCCAAGCGACACCAGTGATAGACGGTGTGCTATACACTTGTTGCTCTTGACGCTTAGCAGTCATCTGTTTAGCAGTAGCCTTGATGTCGCTCCAGTTCTCGAACATTATCTTGTGCGTACCATCATTCTGGAACACAAGGAAACGTAGTCGATTCGGGTCATCCCACGTACCATCCACAACAACAGCAGAAGCCTCTGTGTCGAACTTCTTGGCAACTTTCTCAAGGTATTTCTGCATAACCTCAGAGGCTAGTTGAGAATCCTCACGGATACCCATTGCCTGACGCAGACGTTGACGGTTCTGCTTGTTGAACACGAGGGATTGATTCCCTGTTTCTACAATTAAACCTTGACCCCGCATATATGCAATAGCACCTTCAGGAGAACTCGTGGCTACGCCTTGAGTGACAATATCAGTAGCCAGAGATTGATACACCTGCTTGGCTATACCTGCATTGAAATCAGCAGCACGTTTCTCGTACTTGTCTGTATACAGATTGAACTGACCAGTGAACCCAAGACCCCATGTAGGCTTAAAGAGTTTCTCCCAGTCACCCTTAAGGGCTTCTAAGACAATCTGCTTACGCTCAGTACCACCGTACTTCTTCCACTGCTGTTTGAACTGGATTGCTTCAGCCAACGTAGCATTCGGATTCTGCTTGAGCACTTCAGTAATCAGAGCAGCATTATCTGCACCCAGACCTTGCAGGTACGCATCACGAACAGCTGGGTCTGCTTGATTGTAAAGGCTGAACCATTGCTGGAAGCCATCAAAGGCTGCCTTGTTGTTACTGCTATTGGCGAACTGCTGCGGGTCAGTGTTCTCAAGGAAGTACACGAACTCACGAGAAGCCATTTGTGCAGCTTCACGAGCAAGCTCAGGACTTCGGTTCTGATTGGCTACACCTAAGAGTATAAACCCAGCCTGTGTAGGATTACCTTGCGCCGCAAGCATAGCCTGCTGCTTCCAAGCTTTGCCCCACTGAGTTTCCTTACCGCGTGCTTGAGCCTCAGCTAAGCTCATACCAGTGAGCTCTTGGACTACATTAGTACCATCGCGCTCAGCAGCAGCAGCATCACGGGCAGCTTGGGCAACCATATTCTGCTGACGTTCATACAGGTTAGTTACCTTGCCAATATATTGCTCAAGGTCGGACATATTCAGCTTACCGGCACGGAATTGCTGTATCGCTGCTTGTACTTTACCGTCGTACTCGCTGCGCGGTATAGCTTCACCTGAACTGACACGCTGTTCCCAATCGGACATTTCGAGGTTAAGCTGCAGACCTTCGTAATCCCGAATAGCTGTAGTCGCCTTAGAGAACTCGCTCTGCACTGCATTGTAATCATCAGATTCCAGATACTGACGCAGAGTACCTTCTCCGACCTGCAGGAGCAAATTACGTGCTTGTACCTGCTGCTGGTCAGTTACATCGAAATGCTGCAGCAAACCAATGATGGCATCCTTAGTGCTCTCAGAGGCTCGCTTACGTGCATCTTCCAAGTGCCCAGCGGCGTGCGCAGCAGCATACATGGTTTCATATACGCTTTGGATTGCTGTTTGAGCAGCCTTAGTGTCCTTGATGGCTGCTGCACCAATCAGACTGGTACTTAAGGCATGACCGGCTTGAGCACGCGTCTTGTCGTACTGCTCTTGGGCATAGCCCTTGTCAGCCTGACTACGTACCTTAACGAACAAATCCAGTTGCTCAAGAGCCTGCTTACGCAGTTGCTGCTTGTAGGCATCTGGGAGCACGAGGTCTGTAATACCAGTTCCGATTGTATCAATCGCTTTCTGATACATCTGCTGACGCTCCGCATTAGTCGCACCATTACGCAGAGCAGTCGTGTATTCCTGACTGAATCCTTCGAGGGTCTGGTGCATACCCTGAATACCGAGTTGGAAGTTCCTCCCGATATCGAATCCAGCCAGTTCAGTTTCGTCAGTAATCTCGTTACGGACTTCCAGAGCCGTACCCGCTTCCTGAGCAAGTTGCCCGCGCTCAATAGCCGAGTGCAGCTTCTGGTCTTGACGCTTCTGCAGGTACTCGCGTACACGCTGCAGGCTTTGCTGCAGAGCAGGACTGTCAAATTGCTTATTGACAGACCCTACCTGCAGACTCGGAGTACGTTCCTGTACGCCGTCTGAGCCCAAGATGGGCTGTAAATCAATTTGAAAATCCATACCCTACCTTACTTCAAACCCAATGCCGCGCTCAAATCCACGCTGCCATAGGTCTGTTTACCCTGAATTCCTGCTGCAAAGGACTTCCCTGAGGACTTCCCATACAGCTGCGTATCATTGCGTCGCCAGAACGGATTGTTGTTTCTGGTTTCGCTGCGCCGGTAAATATCCAGTGCCGAGTTGATTGCCTGAGCGAAGCCTTGAGAATAGTCTACATTCGCCTGAATCTGAGGCGTACCGTCGATAAGGCTTTGAGCCTCTGCTTGGATACGCTGATTCAGGGTCAGGTCATACTGCTCTTGGTTACGCAAAGCACGCTGCTTGGCACGGTCAGCCTGTCTATCGATATCCGCCTGCAAGGATTGTACACTGCTGCTGTAGTTCTGGGTCAAACCCTGATTCAGAGCAATCTGGGCACTGAAGCCTCTGGCTTGCCCTTGTATCCCAACCAGAGTTTCCTGCAGTCGGGTAATCTCGGCTACACGTCCCTGCAGCAAGCGCGCAGTGTTCTGCGTACTCACCTCGCGGTTACGTGCAGCCTGCTTGAGCATTGCGTCGGCTTGTTTCTTGGCATCTTTAACACTTCGCAGGCTGCTATAGATGCTGAAAGCAGACTGCGCTATTTGCATATAGTCCATAGAGCCTCCGTACTAAAGTTGTCTTAATGTTTGTTTCGTGCGTACATTGTACCCAACGTAGCTCAAGGTCATATCCCCTGATTCTATGCTACGCAGCTTCACGGTAGTCAAAGCATCGCCTTGTACCAGCACTGGGACACCTTGTGTCGCTGCAGTAACCTGATAGCTTCGATGCAGTATCTCGGAAGTAACCAGCACAGGTGCACGGTCACCAGTAGGATGCTGCACCTGCGTATAGAACTCGGAAGCACTCTGCATACCTAGATACAGCTGTACCCATCGTAAGTGCATTTGAGCCTGGACAATCAGATTATCACCTGATTTGATACTCGGGGCAGCTAAGGTCACTGTACTGATGAATTGCTGCGCTGCAGAATCCTTGACGGCATCCTTAGCAGTAGTCTGTTCAGTAGGGTATACCATCGTGAAACCTACCCACTTGTCATCAAAAATACCGTACAGAACAATTCTAGTATCTAAGTACACAACGAAGTGCAAAACGAACCCGTTGATTTCCCATAGATACCACGCATTCTGTAGGTAATTGTAGCCTTCCTTGATACTACTCTGGACCACGAACTTCGTGTTCCCAGTAGGGCAAATGAGCAAGCCCGAGCTATCATGCCCGTACATTGCTTTGATGATACCCAGAGATGGGCAATGTGCAGTGATACTGCTAGGTGTAGTCGCTGTATCTGCTACAGCCCCTACGAGCATTTGGCGAATATCCAAGCTACCTTTGTCGGCACTGAACAGCAATGTCGTACCCTGCAAGTGCGGTTCAATGTCCGTATTGCAGGGACTGCTACTATTCAGCAGCAGAGAAGCTTGCTTCACAGTCAAACCATTACGTCCCCGAATCAGTCCTTGTGTATCTGAACTGAACACGTACAAGTCCTGATTGAACTCCATAGCCCAACGCCAGTTCCCTACAGCCTGCGGATTGTACACGCTGATTGGGTCAGTATCCTGAGTATCCTTCACGGACTCTCGGTAGAACTGATAAGGCTTGTTGGTTGCGCTGAAGAATACACCATCACTGTTCATCAAGACCAGACGACCTTGATACACGGCAATACCGTTGATGCTTGAGCCCACGAACTCTGGGTCAGGATTGCTCTTAGTATCCCCAGCGAACATAGTAGTCGGCTGCGTGATGTCAGTGAGCTTTCCTGAATTAGCGGTGAAGCTATCGTAGTGCTTGAAGTTGTTACGACGCAGAGCCTCCAGCATCCCGCTAGAGATTTCCAGTTGGTACTGCTTGGGCATATTTGATAGTTCCTGAGGATACACCGTAGTCTCTACCCATTGCTGAGCACGCGGATTGTACTCGTAGTATTCAGGATTGATTTTACCGACACTTGACATAACCCATTGTACGGGGTCAGGTGGCAAGTCCTCGATAGCAGTTACGTTCGGACTGTAGGCACTACCTGAAGCAACACCATAGGTCTTACCTAAAGTAGTGTACAAGCTGGGGATACAGATTGTATCGTCCAATACCTTAGAAGCACCCACGAGAACAGAGTTCTCCGTGAAGGTGTAATCTAAGTCCTCAAGGATACTGCCAGAAGCGGCATCACGACTTGCACCACCTAGCTTAGCCTGCTGCATATTCCACCAACAGTTCCATAACGCCATCAGGATACCTGTCGCAGAAGCGATCGTACCTCTAGTCAACCACACCTTACCTCTGGCATGTTCCCATAAGCCCGTGTTCGGAATCTTAAGGGTTGCACCTGTCTGCGCTTCAGGACGAGCCTCGACATGCACCTCTAGGGTACGCTGAGGGTTCAATGGGTCAGCAACTTGGATTCGATTCTTTGTTGCACCTGCACTGTAGGTTGTACTACTAAGCAGCTGGATGTATTCCTGAATAACACGTTGCTGTCTTGCGGTTTGCACGGCATCAGGTTGCTGTTCCAGCCAGTTCTTCCCGTCCTGCATAGGGGCATCCAGAGCAGCTATACGCTCATGATATACACCCGTAATGAAACCGTCTTGGGATTCTGTACCAGAACCATTTTGAGCATTACAGGTGTAAACACGCTGATGCAGCTGCAGACGCAGGATATTACCCGACACAACGGTTCGGGTGATGTAGTCCTTCACCAGCGTAACAGACCACGACAGATGCACGTCATTGCTCTTGGCATACAGGAAGCTACGGGGAGAATGCACTGCAAACAAAGCAGCATTCTTGAAATCTGGATTGATGCTTGCAGTAGGCGCATTCGTCCAATCCGTAGTATACAGGCGGAAGCTGTTATGGCTTTGCTCTGTATTCCATGAAGCAGGACTGCGTTCAATCACCTTACTGCGGTTCAGGACAATCAAGGACTCGTTGTACACAATGTACTGGAAGTCCGTGATATCCCCACGCAGGTACGTAGGATTGTCATGCTGAGCTAACTGCTGGAACTGCAGAGTGTACAAAGCAATTACACCAGACTGTACATTATGCACAATCAACAACGGTATACCTGCAATCTTGATTGGCTGCAGGTACTCACCAGCACCTCTGTCCAGAGACTTCGTAGCCAGTACCGCTGCATTCCTTCGGCGCAATCCGCGTACTGCATCAGGGAGCATATTCAGCATACCCTGTACTTGACCCTGCTTACGCAGGTGCAACGGTTGCTCCGAAACACCATGCAGCAGGCTATGATTGGGAATTAGGATTTGCATACTTATCTCCACAAACGAGACCACAGACGGGCACTCAAGGAAGTACCAACACTGGGTCGTTGATGCCGTAGGGCACTGCGCTGCAATTCAATGCTCTTCGCAGACTGCATCTGCAGCAGCATCTTGTACGTATCATCTGTTCCAATGATTTGCTGATACACCTGAGCAGCAGTCCCGAATACCAGTACCTGCTGTGCTGCATCTGGAAGGTTATCGAACTCTTTGTCTAATATCAGCGTACAAGGTACAGCCGTATCCCATGTAGCACCCTTATCGGACACCAGAGTATTAGCTTGAAGCCAATAGCTCTGAATACCTAAACGGCACATATCAGTAGCTTCGATGTAGTAATCCAGCACTGCATCAGGTAGCTGCACTTGCTTGTAGAAGTCAGGTTGCAGCTGGTGTTTCTCGGTATTGAACCAGTAACCTTTAGTAAGCAGACTGGTCTTCTGCATCTGCAGGGTCTGACGTACCTGCTCGACAGTCGGATTTTGATATCCGTCAATACTGTCAATAGGGAACTCTCCCAAGTGCGGGAGAATCATGTTGATTGCTTGTAATAGATTCATAAGGAACTCCATGTAGTAAAGAGCCTGCAGTAGCAAGCTCTGTAGTGCATAAAGCTCTAGGTTTTAGGCACGAATGCCTCGTAGTACCAGCCAGTAAGCTGGGACACATAGTTACACAGTACCTCATAACCAGTAGCAGTTACGTTACGTACTTGGTAGAAACGAGGTCCTTCCAGCACTGGCTGCGTAAGCAGAGTAGGTGCTTCTGCAAATGGTTTGTCGAACGTTATGGTTCGCCATGTATTGTTCTCCATGTCTGCAGGACGTGTTACGTAACCAGACTGATACTCTTTGTAAGCATCAGCGGTCTTAGCAATAGCACCTCCGGCACCTGCACCATCTGCACCTTTAGGACCTTGCTCACCCTTAGGACCAATAGCCCCAGTTGCACCTTTAGGCAGACCCAAGTTCAATGTGTAGTCTGAACCTGAGCCTGTAATACTAGCCGTTGCAGACTCCGTTGGCTCAAGGGTCTGGACAGTACCAATACGTAAAGTTGGGGGACGCGTATTAGCACCGCCAGACCCAGAACCACCAGAACCAGCAGAACTCCCTGCAGGATACAGGAAGTTCTGATAATTGCTTTCAGGCATTAGGCAGCAGTGACCTTAATCGGGATGGTCATATCAGGACGGCGAGCAGCAACGGTACGCAGACCCACAACGGTCAGGTATTGCACCTGTTCGTTTTCGTATGCGTTGTGGCTGGTTTGCCAATCCTTCGCCACTACATCCACAAGGGAAGTAGATTTGTCAAACAGAATCATACCGTATTTCAGGTCGTCTACAGTGACGGCGAAGTTCACACCAGCAGGGTCAGTGCTGTGCAGTTCGTGGTTGCTTGCTGCGCTCGGGAAGCAAGATGCTTCAACCAAGTCCACACCATTCAGACGCATAACACGACGGTTTGCATAATCGCCGTTGTTATTGCTGAAGTCTTTGTTGAACAGGATAGGATGGTTCATCAGCGCAGAGTACACATCTGGACGCACCAGAGTCACGAGGTTCTGCATCGGGGCATCGCGTTTAACCATCGTTTCGATGGCTTTGGCGTGTGCATCCGCGAGAGCCATTGCGTTGGCTTCGTAGTCGGCACGGGTCGCTGGGGCAGCTTTGATGGTAGCCGCGGTTTCAGTACCGTCATAGAACGCACCAGTTGCCTTGAGTTCGGTAGGGGCTTTCCAAGAGCGGGACTTAATCAGCTGGATGACGTGCGCAATGTCCCAAGACTTAGCCAAGCGAGAGCCATTGTCTTTGGCAATAGCACCCAAGCGGTCAGGGGAGGTCCATTGGTCAATGAAGTCAAAGACGTTCTGGATGTACAAGCTGCGGTCAACGACAATAGTGAACTTGTCGTTCGGCACTTTTTGAGGGTCGAGTTTATCGCCTACAGAACGCGCCATCACATTGCTTGCACCCATGCGGTCAATGCGGTAGGTGTTAGTGCCAGAGATAGGTACGCGTTTGTGAGTCAAGCGCTCAAACAAGGATGCGTATTGGAACGATTGGTCCAATTCGCCTTGAAAGAGCTCCAAGTGAATGTCTTTACCAGCATTCGTGGTGTGCATACGCGTCAGTTGCGCAGCAAAGGGTTGTTGAGCCATAAAGCCCTCCTAGTAGTTGAATTAAAGACCTGCTTGAATGCCTGCTTGACGGCGATTCATCAGTTCGTTGTAGAGTTGACCAGCAATACCAGTCTCGAATGAAGCGTTAGGATATTGCTGACGCAGCTTCTGTACAGCTTGAATAAATTGCGCTTGCGTCAAACCTTGCGGAGTACCTCCTGCTACCTGCTGCTGCAGTGCACCCTGCATAGGCTGCATTACGCCTTGCTGGGGTACGACACTGCGCATCAGAGCCACAGCAGCATCCAGTTGATTACTGTTAACCAGCTGCTGTACAGCTTCATGCAGATGCGGGGCAGTAGCTTTGAATTGCTGGGTAAGCTGATTCCATTGCTGCTCTCCGCCAACCTTGCTGTAGGCTTCTTGTTGCACACGCTGAGTGAACTGCTGCGCATCGCTGAGCAGACTTTGGGCAGCTTGCAGCGCGTAGGCTGCGTTGTTGCCGAATTGCTGCTGGAAGGCTGCGAGGTTCAAAGGTTGACCTGTACTCAAGGCTTCGTGAGCCAGCTGCTGCACTGCAGCACCATCAACACCGATAGCACCCAGTACCTGAATGGCAGCCTGCGTACCTGTACTCAACTCGAACGGTAAGTTCGGGGCGGGAGTAGGTTGGGCTGCGGGTTGCTGGGTTGTTTGCTGGGTTGTTTGCTGGGTTGCCTGCGGTGCAGTAGGCTGCGTAGGAGCGGTTTGTTGGGGTGATGGAGTAGCAGTTGGCGTGGCACTGGCAACTGCAGGTGCTGGGGGAGAACCTGCATTTGTTTGTTGTGCCAGCAGCTGCATCAAGGCTGCCTGCACGTCCATCGATGATGCTGGGGGAGAACCCGCAGTAGTCGTATGATTACTAGCGTTTAAGGAATTTGTAGGTTGACCGGCGGGCTGCTGGGTATCTAAGTTATCCATCAGGATAAACCTCCAAGCTCTTGGGTTGCCTCAACAAGGGCATCCTGTGAGTTAATAGTACGTTCTTGGTATTGTGTCTGCTGCAGCTGCTGTTGCTGCTGCTCAAGGATAGCCTGCATCTCTTGCGGAGTGTACAGGAACTCATTGCTGACACCATGACCAAGCATGAAGCGTTCGATGATTTTGTCGGTATTGAAGCGCGGGGAAACTTGTTTGAGCGTAGGGATGATTAAGCCAAGCTCTTGGGTAAGCTGCACCCATTGCTGTAGCTCTGCGTTACGGCTAAGGGCTTGTACGCCAGTGATGATTTGGACATTGATTTCACCAGCAGCAACAGCTGCGCCTACATCCTTGTCCAACTCATAGCATAACAGGTACGCCAGCGGTAAGTGCAAGCTCTGACTGAGCAAGCTGTATACACCGCCAAGAGTAATCTCGGCATCCTGTGCCTGCAGCTGCACCTCGTAGGCAGTTACACGCTCACCTTGACGCTGATTCAAACCCAGCATAAAGGCGGTACTCAGACGCTGAGTAATCATGTTGATTGACTGCTGCAGTGCCTGAATCTTCTGATACTGCCCGAACTCCAATGCTTGAATATCCTTCGGCTCACCGAGAATAACCAATCCAGACTCAGGGTCATCCAACTTGTCCACGTCCATGCTGCTGTTTGGACTAACCACTACCTTGACGTTCGTGCTTCCATCTTCGTAGTCCGCTAGAGCACGTGATAGCGCAGAAAGCTTCAGGAAGTCTCCTGCAAACATCTCTACCTGCCCACGACCAAACCATTCCCCACTACGGGCACTCCAGCGCACTGGAATGTAAGGGCAAAGGTTCTTGCTGAACTTACCCTCTTTCTCGTGGATGGCTATATCGTCAATGTACTGACTGCTAATCCATAACTGCTGTTGAGCATCCCAGTACACCAGCGTATACAACTCGAACTCACGGGACGTAGTATCCTGAATCTCAAGATAGCTGCGCTCGGTGATGTTAAGCTGCTGCTTGGCATAAGAAGTAAGGTCTTCTTCCTTCGCAATCTGCTTGATTACGATGGCACGGACGTTACCTTCTAGGTCGCGGTCCACTACATAGTCCAATGCGCTGTATACATTGAACCCAGTAGGTGTACGTTCCAGCAATGTGTTACCCGTGATAATCAGGGATTGCAGAGCGTACATCAACTGCGCATAACTGGCATTGTCAAACAGCTGGTTACTGCTGCTGAGCTCAATCTCGGACAAGGCAGCTTCGATACTGCTGTCATCGGCCATGAGCTTGAAGAAGCTGCTGTTGGGTGGGAATAGCACTTGCGCTAACTTAGCACTCAAGCTATTCACCAGCATTGCACCTACGGATTGATAATCATACTGCAAAGGCTGGTTGCGCTTACGGCATACGCTAGGGATAGTCCAACTGGCATACTCTTCCCAGAAGCTTGCTTGTCTTGCATCATGCAGTCTGTCCCAGATGTTTCTGGCTGAGGTTACACGATTCATAGATTCAAGCTCCGTGATACGATACCTTGCTGCTTACGCAACTTAGTCTGCTGCGGATTCGTTCGGGTATCCGCAATATCAGCAACAACCTTGTTGTTCTGTTCTTGTCGAATCTTAGCAGCATTGACATTGTCTTCTGCTTGGATTCGGTTTTGTCTTTCTGCTTTGGCATTAGCATCCTTAGCAATCTTCGCTTGCTTATTGCTGGAGTATACACTTGCAGCAAGGGTAGCTACTGCCAGTCCTGCATAGATGTAGGTCATACGAACCTCCTTCAAATTCCTGTGTTGCACCTTCCATATTACCTGCAGTAGTAGCATTACAGGTTACGAAGGTACACGCAGTAATAGTCTCTGCTACCCGTACTATACCAGCAGGTTCAAATATTACATTAGTACCCTCTAGGTACTGCAGGGTATCACCTGTACGCAATATACAAGTACCTACCGCAATTAATACAGTAGGTACGCTGGTCTTGTGTCCAATAATGATTTCACCTGCAGGTACTTCGATACTACGAGTATAACAACCAGCAAACAATCTATAGTTGCACTTGTAGTCTGTATTACTTCCTGCTTGTTCTAAGAAGAACTCTGCTAACTCAGTAAGTACAGTATTCGCATCTGTACTACCTATAGTCTTACTACAGTCTACTATAAGCCCATAGAGTTTACTCTGCGTTATAGCAGGAGACTTAGGTAGATACTCGGTAATATCCATTGTACTAAGCTCCCTGTTTGTTTACACAGTTAGCTATATGCTTGATTACCGCTCTACTACCTTGAGCATACAGTATATCCTCCGTACTACCCTTAGTAGCTTCAGGGAATACTCTGTGTAAATACAGTAGTTGTTCCTGAGTAAACGCAGGAATACTACTGCTAGTTCCTGTAGGTGCTATTACTGTACTTACAGGTAGTACACTTACTGTACTGTGTATCATAATGTAATCCTCTAGTAGTTTATTGGGTATACCTAGTGTAATACTAAGTCTACCTAGTAAGCTAATAGAAACTAATAGTAAGTTCCTAGTGTATACCTAGTACTTACTATATTATCACATTCATCTTCTACTACTTTCTGCTTTCCTCCTGCCCCCCTACCCCCCAAGCTTACTGCTGCTTGAACAAGCGAAACTGCTGCTTGCGTAACGCGTACCACTGCGTTTTACGGGTATTTTGGGAGAGTAAGGGATTTTCATCACACCCACTCCATACTGACTTCCTTGCTACCACCGCCCCCCTAGAACGTTGCACATAGGTGGACTTCTAATTTGCGTTTATAAAACAAGGGTTTACAGAAGGTTATCTGCGGTATTCCAGAATCCGAAAAGGTATAGATTATATTATTCTATTATGCGCTGGTCTTGAGTATCTGCTCAGAAATGCACCAGAATGCGCTAGGATTGAATTTAGACCCTTCAGGCTACCCTAGTATACCCAGCAGGGAGAAACGCAATCCTGAGCGTTCCTAGGGCCCTTACTGAAGGTTTCTGAGGCAAATCCTAAATCACCTCAGAAACCAGAGTTCGATATTAATTTATATTACAGCCTGCATTACAGGAATTTTAATGTGCTGTCAAGTAGCCCAGTGCACTGCTTTATAGCTGATCTGAACTGTCTTTTATTAAGTGCTTTTGTACTTAAAGAAACTTCTGTAATTCCCATCTAGCAAGGCTTTCAGGCGGGTGGTGCATTAATGTATTGCATAATGTTCCTTTCTGGTTTCCTAATTAGCAAAAGAAGAAAATACTGTCCCGAACCTCGTGAATCTGATAGCTGCCAGAATCGGGTTGAGGGTGCAACCAGCCATCCTTGACCGCCTGCTCTACCTCAAAGTTTTCCTTTAGAATCAAGCTCTTGATGTCGTTCCAGCCGTACAGTTCGTAGAATCGTTCGCGGATACAGCGTTGCATCTTCGAGACATTCTGGGCATGACAGGCGAAGCTGTCGTGTATCAAAAGCATAGGGAAGTCCGCAGAGTGCACGGTCATCTGCATGTGGCACGCGTCCATACTGTGTACAAAGTTCGGACTGATACTGTTAGCTGCTGCTGCTGCATCAAGCTTTTCTGTACTTCTGCGTACAATGATAGCGTTTACGCCCATAGACCTGAGCTTAATGCTCTGCTGTTCCTGCTTGTCCACCCAGTTCAATACCGTAAGCCCCATAGGTGTAGTCCACTGCAGAGGGAAACTCTGGGCACGTACTGCTTTGCGTAACCACTTCATCATCTCTGCAGCTTTCGGTACGGTAGCTTCTACAGCATAGCGCAAGGCTTTCGCTACAGATACTGCTAGGCTATGCTGGTGCACGAGCACGTTGCCATCAGGGTCTTTAATGGCTTCATAACCAGACTCTATCATATCATCCGTAACGTAGTCGATACTGCTACTTAGTGTGCTTCCATACACATAAGTCATTACAGGACGCTTAGCCATGCTCCGACTGATTTCATGCCGCTTCCAGTACAGAGCTTGCACTTCGTCGCAATATTCAGGGAGTATCTGCATTGCCCTGTTAGCTACCTCACGGTATATGTCTGCTTTCTGCTCAGTGCTCTTGGTATCGCAGTTCACGAACTCTGCACCAATTTCATCTCTGAGCATTGCCGAGAAATGCTGCAATCCACTGCAGGTAGCATCCATTGCCACTGGTATATGGCAGCAGTACGCCTCTGGATTCCCCGAGTCCATCGCCTCAAAGTATGCATCCAAAGCAGCGTACAACTGGAAGCTCAGACTAGGGTCAGGGGCAGGCTTGTTCAAGCAGTCGTTGTACCAGAGACGTAAGTCCTCTGCGTTCTCCAGTACCCACTCTACTCGCTTATCGAAATGCACTTTATCGTACCCACAGCAGTTTGCAATGTGCACCCTGAGCCAGTACAGTCCCTCTGCTTGCATAGGTTCTGCATATGCGAACTCTATACAGGCTTTGATACTATCCACTGATTGCGGATTCAGGACTCCACGATAGTACAGACGACCACGCCAATCAATGAAAGCAGGGAAGTAGATTTCTTCGTAGTCCTTGAATTTCAGCTGCATCTGCACGGCGTTCACAATGCTATAGCTCTTGGCTATCCGCAGATGCTCACGCACGTGCCATTCTCGTGCTTGGTGCTTCCAGACCGTGAACCGCTGCATATCCAGTTCAGTTGCCATCTCCCGCCAATCTTCATTTTGGAAGGGAAACTCGGGCTTCGGTTCGGGGATGGTTCGGGGAAGCCCCATACATCCATCGCCCTGCCCCAGAGCCTCCTGCAGCTTCGCCAGAACGCGTTTGTTGATTCGGTAGGGGACACTCTGCGCTTTGTTCACAGCGGCTCTGAGAAGCTCGGTTTTGGGCTTTCTGAGCTGTTGCACCAAAGGCAGGTACATTTCTTTGGGCATCTTGCGGAAACTGCACAGCGGGGCATACAGTCTGAACCAGTCCGTATAGTACCCACCATCGTATAATCCCTCCCAATCGCAGGGCGGGACAATCATGGGCGGGTACTGTACAAGCGGCTGGATGCTTTCCAGCATCGTATCCGCGTATGCCGTGAGCTCAGGACTTGGGCGCAGATGCCGCATATCCCGACCGTGCTCGCGTTCCCACAAGAACAAACCTGTTTCGTAGGCACTGGCTGCAGCGAGCTTCCCTGTTTGGATACAGGCTTCGGTTGTCCATCTGGGACGCTCTTCCTGCATATTGAACTTGATGGCTGCATGGTAGGCGTTTGCTCGGAGCTCTACGCTCTTTACTTTACCACGCTCAAGATACTCTTCGGTATGCTTGGTCTGCACAGGGTCAATCTTATTCAACTCAGTAGCATAGAGTTCAACCTCAATGGCTCTACCGATTTCCATCAGTACAGATTGCATTGTGCTTTGCAGCTGCATACTGCGGTTCAGTAGTACATGCAGTGCAATAGCAGCAACCTTTGCTGTACCTACAGTACGGATATAGGTGCGGTACTTTGCACCTACACCTGCACAACGTTTCTGCATAGCTGCTTCTAAGTGCTCGTGCGTACTCTGATAGGCACTGCGCATTAAGCTCTGGAAGGCAGGAAGCTGTATAGCTGTCCCACCTTCTATGTGCTTACACCACGAATCCTTCCCTTTGAGCAAGCTACTTTCACGGAAGGATTCTTCAATTTGTATTTGTTTTTGCAGTAGGTCTTGCATATTATTTGCTCAGTAATTTCGCAATATAGTCTTGGATTGATTTGTCGGCAGCTTCAGGGGTACACACGTCCAGTACGGTGTGCTCGCGCTGTAACCGATTGCGTGCATAGTCGATGTACAGTTCATCAATGCTCTGGGTAGTACCGCGCCCTCCCGATTCCAGCACAACGAGTTCACCTTTGTCGGATACTTCCGCGTAGAAGCGAGTATCATCAAAGATAATTACACTCTGTTCACCATGCTGCTTGATGAACTCCAGAGCCTTACGATCAGCAGCCTTGACGAAAATCATATCATCAATCTGGCGTGCAGTATCCCCTACAGTATTCATAAGCATACGCGGGCTCAGTACACGCTGATTCAGCAGAGGTAGTAAATTCTGCCAGTACAAATAGTCAGCAGATTCACCCATACCCACGATGAACTCTTCCAGTGCATGCACGAGTCGGTCAGTGCTATAGACTGTCTGGGCAACAGGAAGGTCTTTCAGGGAAGCATCATTGTGCCCAAATACCTTGTGTGCCAATTCCTTCAAGGGCTCAGCAAAGCTCAGTATCTTACTAGGGATACCGCGTTTTGCCAAAGCATCTTGCAGCTTCTGTGCTGTAGTGCTCTTACCAGAGCCAGTCATACCAACCAAATAAACCAGTTTAGTCATTATATTCTCCAATACTATCTAAGTAATCTGAGAGTCCCTTCTGTACAGCATTCAGGAACTCTTCGTAACCATAATCATACAGTGATGTGTATCCGCGCTTAAATGCCAGCTTGTCTGCATCTGATAACTGTAAACCTTCCTGAGACAACAGCAGTGGCATCTCATAAGGTACAGCATCTGGATTCGAGTAGTGCTCAAAGCGCATCTCGCCTACGTCCAAGTACAGATGCTGCCGTTGTCCGTGCATCACGTCTGCCCAGAACCATTCCAGCGTAGTGCTATTACGCGGGTCAAGCATGACTGCTTGCACTGTCTGCTCTAACTTACTTGGGCGCATACTTACCTCGCAATCTTGGTTGTGTACTGCATCTGCAGCAGCAGGCGCGTGTAATCAGAATGTGGTTGCAGATGCTCTACAGGTGTTCCGCTATGCGGTAGGTAGCCGGATGTATCGTTACCTGCAGGAAAGAACTCATTCCCCCATACGCCAATCTGAGGTGCAAAGTTCGGTGGGGCTTTCTGCCCCAATCCGTACTTCACAGCGCAGTATCGGCAATAAGCCTGTACGCATACACGCTGCAATCCATCATCCCATGCCTTGTGCAATGTATCAAAGTGCACATTGCATTTACAGTATTTGCAGATGTACCATCCGACATGCCGTTTGCTCTTCTTGGGTCGGTCAGACTTCCGCCACTTAGCGGATACGTATTTGAATCGGTGGGTCATGATTCTGCTTTCTGTTTCTCAGCGAGCTTCTTAGCTCGACGCAGGGCTTCTGCCTTATTGCGCTTAACGCGCTGGGCTTCCTTGCGTTCCTCTGGGGTCTTATGGTCAGGGTACATGACACCTGCGCCTTCAGATTCCCAGTAGGCAACTAATCGTTTTGCAAAGGGTACAATATCCTTATAGGACATACTCTTCGCTCCCCAGCGTCCCATTGCATTGGCTGCCTTACCTTCAGCACCATTGCAACTACGATGCAAGACACCGCGTATTTCACCTGTTTCATGGTCATGGTCAACTACCCAGTCTGTTTTGTTACCTCGTGTAGCGAGTTCAATAACTTCCCCACACAGCGGGCACTTCCCGCCCTGCTTGGTCTCGGCGTAGTGCTTTGCCCAGACCCGCAGGGTAGCACGAGGAATCTTGCGCATAGGCTTTGCCATCAAACTACCTCCGCCCAACCGTAGTAACCTGCATTGTGCGGTAAGCAGCACGCGAACTCCGTATCACCCCACTTGAACTGACGTACAGATTCAAGCTCTACTACGTTGCATTTCAGGTATTCAGGTACATCCTTAGGGTGCACCAGCATCTCATAGTAGTAGCCCACAAATGCTTGGATTTGGCGGTACACAAATTCGGTGCTTTGCAGACCTTGTGAGTGCTGCTCGCGCAACCAATGGAAGTGCTCTTGCATTCTTTCAGTTTGCTCAGACAACTCCCCCGCATAGGTCGTAGCCAGCTGCATCAACCAGTTGTCCACTTGGTCTTTGCGTGGAGTCAAGGGACGTACATACTTGGCATCCATACAGAGTTCAGTACGGCTCAGTACCTGCACCAACAGCAGGCTCTTACGTGGGTCTTTGGTAATATTCTGAATGTGCCGTAAGACCTTTACGTTACGGCTCTTGTCCTTCGGGATTAGGTGCTGCATAAATCTTGTCCTTGTAAAATTCGAGTTGCTCATGGTTGCTGCGCGTCAATGCAACGCTATCAAAATACTGCAACGCGGAGTCCTCTGGTGTTCTGAGTAACCACAAAGCGTAGGCTTCAGGTAATGGGTTCTGTTCGTTCCAAGCATAAGCATCGAGCACTAGGTTCACTGCGTCGCTCTCGGTAGTGCACTCATTGAGCACATTGAATGCCAAGCGTGCACCGCAGAGCTTCCCTCTGTACTTCGTGATACCTTTGATGTTGTCGGCTGTATCGCCCATCAGCATTTGTGCAAGGAAGAACTTAGTTCCACGTCCGCTGCACTTGAACTGTCCAGCTTCAGTGTACTGCTCTTCCAAGTACCCAAAGCGGTCTTGGATTACAGAGACTTTACCCTTCTTCTCTTCCCAGAAGGGATGCGGTGTTACACGCAAATCCTTATCAGGAGACCACAGCAGGGCTTCTGGCTGAAGCATATGCTCCATAATCATACCATCGTCTGCCTCGTACTCAAGGCTGCTGCGTACAGTTATATCAGCGTGCTCACTGAAGTATCCTTGCAGAGCATCGCGGAGAGGCTCAAGCAAAGGAGGCTTCGCTTTACCCTTTCGGTTTGCTTGGTAAGGGAATACAGTTTGCAGATTCCCCCGACCAGCCTTGTGGCATCCACATGGAGTGATGTGCACGCTTACTGTACTGCATCGGGTCAAGTACAACCAAGCCAGTACCTGCTGCTCATAACGTCGGAGAGCAGTTTCCAACTTGGCTACACCAGAGGCAGCAGTGTAAGCAATACCATCCCCGTCGATAATCAGATGCCGACCTTGCTTAGGAACTTCAAAAAGCGAGGTGCATTGCTGCACCCCGAAACGGTCTAGAATGGACATACTATTCCTTACTCGGCATCTGGGTCAGGAATTGCGCTCTTCGCTGGCTTCTCACCTGTTGCGTTAGCAGCAAATGTCTGCGCTGCACCCGCCTCACCGACACCCAGCAGGGCAGCCAGCTTAGAAGTCCCGAAGTCCAGACTGGCCATCAGGTGCTCCTGCAGGTAGTTCCGAGATTTCTCGGCATCCTCAGGAGTTTCGATGAATAAGCTGTCCCATTGTTCTTTGGTCGGCGCATCCCAGAGCAACAGCTTGTACGCATCGTCAGGTACGGCAGGGATTGCATATGGCTGCATGGTCATTGGGTCTTCAGGCTTGTCAACCGTAGCAGGGTCGATGTTCGCGTACACAACGTCCTTGCCATCTTTCTTACCTACTGTATGCGTAACCGGCAGCAGGAAGGCTTTACCCAAGAACTGAGCGAAGGATACTTCACCGCCATCACCGTAGCAGTTCTGACGCATACGCTGGAACCACTTGACGGCTTTGGATTTTTCGTTGTTGGTTACTGAGATGAAGAACGTACCAATAGTCGGGAAGTTTCCTTCTTCCAGTACGTAGTCCTCGACTTCACCGTCGACATTCTTACCACGCCCACCCACGATGCTGAAAATCAACTTCATCTCACGGGTCGGTGGTTTGGGTTTACCGTTGAACTCACGGGGCTGCAAGCCTGATTCGATGTAACCAGTCAAGACGGCAATGGCTTTACCAGCAGGCAGGGTACGACCTCCTGCACCACCGCCTGTCGTGGTTTCGTTCATATCGGCTACGTTACCCGCTGCTTGGGCATCTTGGAATTGTTGCTGGAATTGGTTAAGTAATGACATGGTATATCCTTTCGTTATTCAGGGAGGTGTTGTTTGTTTGCGAGGTTCTCGCCGTACTCAGGGACGGCAGGGAATGCTACTTCATGGTATAGGGCTTTCTGCAGGTTCGGGATACGTTCTGCAAGACGCTTCGGAGTTTCCTGCATCAGGCGTTGTACGATACGTCCCCACTTGATTACCAGTTCTTCGCTGGCACAATCCAAGTAGATAGCGTCGTGCACGGTGTTCACTGGTAGAACTTGTCCACCTTCAAAGTCTGCTTCAATCAGAGCTTTGATTACTGCACCACAGGCAGATTGCACGATGAATGATGCTTCACCTTGACACCAGTAGTTTGCAACTTCAGTGGGTTTGTAGTCCAGAATCTGCTGTCCATCACGCCACATATCGCGTTCACGGAAGCTGTAGTACGTACCGCTGTAGCCTTTGAAAGTACCGCGATGGTATATACGGAACATGCCATCATTAGACATCTCGCGCTGAGGATTCCCTGCACCGCTTCGACGTACTTCAGGCATGACCTTTTCTTCAGCGAACACAGAGAGCTCAGGAAAGAGTTTCTTCTGCGTAGCTTTGAACTGCTGGGCTTCCTCTAAAGTAATACCACAGGCGTATGCCAAGCCCTTATCGGATGCACCATACTGGTCGGCAAAGCTAATGGGCTTAATCCATGTGCGCTTGATGCTCCAATAATCATGCTCAGGATGCTTGTCATCCTTGATGATAGCACGTAGGGTATCATAGTCCTTGTTGAAGAATCCTGCAAGGCGCAGCGTGTGCATATCCGTACCTTCTTCAAGGCACTTCAGCATATTGCGGTCATGGCTATATACTGCACCAACCACGACTTCCAGAGAGGTGTAGTCCACTTCCAGCATTCGACCATTCGGGAATCGGCTACGGAACATTTCCTTCACTCGGCTGGTGTCGCCACGGGGAATATTCTGCAGGTTCGGCTTGTTACTTGAGAGCCGTGCCGTTACCGTAGCACAGTTGTTCAGGTTGTGATGAATGATACTGGTGTTAGGGTCAACCAGAGTCAGCATCCCAGATACCTTACCATTGCTTTGGCGTTGGTAGTACGTACCCAAGTCCTTGTCAGCTGCTGCAAAGTCCAGTAGTACAGAACAGATTGGTAGGTATGGTTTCAGGGCTTTCAGGGCATCTGCACCAGTACTGTACACGGGTGTACCGTCTGACAGATTGCGCTTACCTACGAACTGCGCCTTCTTACCAAAGAAGTCCGCTTGTATACTCAAAGGCAGCTTGGTCTTATCCAGCAGACCCTTGAACTTGTACTCTGCTTCACCCCACTTCAGCAGCGGTTCATCGGTATCTACCTTGAATACCTTGGGCACACCTTTGTTTGCCCCACGAATAAACGTAACACATTCAAGAGGATTCGCTGCACCAACATCAACGTACTCGCCCGTCAGCAGCTGCCACTTCTCAGCCTTCACGAACTTCGGTGGGTCACATTGTACACGGGTTTTGTACTTGATTGCCCCACCGAATATCAGGGCTGACAGATGGTAATCGCTTCCCCACTGGAACTCAAAGGGAAGGTCAGCAGGTAGGTACGTACTGAGTTCCTTGATGGCATCTTGGATAGCCTGCTCTTGCAGCTTCTGATTCTCAAGGGCTTTCGGCATATCAATGTACAGACCATTGTAGGTAGCGAAGGCGTTGAACATGAGGCTTGCGCAGCGTTCCCAGAACATCGGGAGCATACCTTGACTGCGTAGGACTTCCAGTTGCGCCCAGAGCACGATACGAGTATTTTCAATGTCCCCTGATTCCCCTGCCAGATAGTCTACCAGCAGGTCTTTCGGGATTTCAGAAGTCTTGTAGCCCTGTTCCCACATGAGCTTCACTTCATCAATCTTCTTCGTACCACCATACTTCACCGCACAGTCTTCCAAGCGCGGATACAGTACGGTTTGATGACTCAGCAGGTACTCGGCATACTGCGTACAGAAGATACGACCACCGTCACGGAAGAACTGCTTGAGCTCTTCGGGGTAACAGGCGTACAACCAATGCAATTCAAACGTAGCATTGTGCGCTACGATTACCTTCGTGCCTTCGAGGGCTTGCTTGAACCAATCAGAGTCCAGTGCTTCCTGTTTGCTGTTGAAGTACCAGCTCTGCACGGGTTCTTGGTTCTTGGCAAAGGCAGCAGCTACGATGTAGTTTTCAGGATTGTGCGGGGTACTCACGTGCCCGCAGTGCTCGATGTTCTGGCACTCTAAGTCAATTACGCACCAAGTCATTGTTTACTCCTTGTCGAAACGACGATACTGTAACTTAGGTAGACGTACTGCCTTCCCTGTACTGCTCTTCTGCAGACCCTTCACGATCCACACTGTACCCAGCATGGTACTAGGGTCTTGCTCGTAAGCATAGGTCATTGCATCACGTGCTTCATCATCCCAACCTGCACCCAAGTCAGACCAGAACTGCATCTCTGGATTGTCAAGGCTTTGGCATCGGAAGCGAGCCAGCTGCTTCTCGCGCTTACCCTTACCGTACTCAACGGCGATGATGCGCACGTCTTCTGTATGCTCACGCACCAGCTTCAACTGCTGCTTACTGCGCTTACCTTTCTGATACACACCCAGTGGGTCTTTCAGCACGATACCTTCTGCACCTGTAGCAATCAAGCTATTGCTGATTGTGTCAATAAACAGGTCGCAACTGGCTTTATCGCCTTGTAATTCCCATGTTACTACTACAACAATATCCGCAGTTTCTTGTACAGAGTCTTTCAGTACCTGCAGACGCTGAAAGTACGGACGACCGCAGAAAGCATCCGCGTCCAGTTGCACCCAGTCATGTAGATACAGTTGCCAGTTCGCCTGCTTAGCTGCAATATCCCACTCTTGCTTACGGTTAGGATTCAGCAAACCAGAGAGTTCTTCTAGTGTCAAATCCGTAGCGACAACTTCAGCGATGATGTAGTCTTCAGGATTCTCAATACCAGCATCTTCATACTGCTTATTCAGATAACGCAGATGCTCTGCCAACTTGCTGTCCTGCGGGATAAAGAACTCTTTACCTGTTCGGCTGAATACTTTACCTGTACTGCGCTGGATAGCAGCGAACACACCATCAAACTTCTGCTGCAACAACCAGCCTGAGTAATCCTGCTTGGGGTCGTACTTGTGCAGTTTCATAAAGTCTTTTTGCATATCAAATTTCCTGCTCTTTGAATCTTGGGTCATTGTTGAGCTGGCGCATGATGCGCTTACGGTGCTCTGCTTTGGATATCGTGAGCACACGGATTTCGCAAGGGAAACCTTTAACCCTCGCGGGTTCGTTGCGCTCTAACCAGAACTCGCGTCGCTTTACGTTACTAGTCTGCATACTTACCTCTAGGTTTGCTTAGGATTGATTCCATGTATTTGTTTCAAATTGTACTTGCACTTGCGCCGTATTGTATCGGCGGAAGCCAGCATGCTGAAGTTTGTTCTTCGGGGTACTGATACCACGCAGCTTTTCATACACTGCATCCGTACCTGTACGAGCCCCGATGTAGATAGCGAGGTCTACAGTATTCTGTATACCCGTCTTGGATTGCTTCAAGGCAGTCAGTGGAGGGAATAGCTGGTCGTGTCCTTCAATACTGATTTGGCTTGTACCAATATGCAGGAAGTCCTTGAGAATAGCCTGCTCTCGAAAATAGTTCCAGACTGCTTCAAGGTCTTGATGCTCACTACCGTACCCACCCATCCAACTGCACCGCTGAGTCATGTCAGTGATTAGCACTTGTGCATTGTACTTCCCTGCTAAGGCAGCTACCTGCTGGGCAGATTGACCGTGCACATTCTGGATTCGGATAGCCCCAGCAGGTACGTGCTCTTCATAGAGTTCCTTTAGGTTCGGTAGGTCGGCCAGTTCATGCAGGCTCTTGTGCAGCACGGTCTGCACTACGCGGGTCAGAATAATATCCGCAGCCTGCTCATTCGTGGCAAAGAGAATCGGTCTCAATTCCGCGTGTGGATTCTCCTTGAGTTCCTCCCGCCACTCTTCCAGAATCTGCTCCAAGAGATGTACCGCCATTCGGCACAGAAACCACGTTTTGCCCATATCGGTCGGCGCAGCTACTAGGATATTATGCCCTCTCCGAACGCCCCTCAGAGCCTCTCCAAAGGGCAGGAAATTCAAGTTCCAGCCATAGTCCTCCAATTCCCTCTGAACCGCCCCGAGAACGTCCGTTTCCCACTCTACGGCTGATTCAGGATTCACGAAATCCTCGAATAGGGCAGGGTATTGCTGCTCTAAATCCAAGTCGTCCTGCTCAAATTTCAGGAGGTCTCGTTTCAGCTGCGAAGCCACAAGATTTTGCTGCAAGGATTTACTGTAGACGGCAGTGAGTTCAGGGGTCAGTGTCGGGATTCCCCGCAGCTGCGCCTTAGCGATTGCCAGAGCCTCTTGAGGAACTTGCTTGAACTGCATATAGGTCAGCAGGTCTTCCTTACTGACTTGCTGCACTGCCGGCTGTGCCTTGTAGAAACTGCCCAGCCACTTCAGCAGGCTATGTGTTTCAGGCTGGAGCTCCAGTTCCTTGATGTAGTTGTAATATCTGTCCCAACCCCAGCGGGACATGACTAGGGTCAGTAGCACATAATCCATATAAGTCCCTTTCTAATTTCAAATCCTGTTGCGTCTTCAACGTGTACACGCAGCAGCCTAAATTTCGTAATCGCTTAGCAGTTACCCTAGCGCAATCCTGACCTGCTTGGTCTGGGTCAAATGCCAGCACAACGGCTTTAGCTTGCATGCATACAGGGATTTGATGCTGCTTCAGCACAGTACCTTGTATAGCTAGGGCAGAACAGCCCAGTACAGCGTGCACTTTGATTGCCGACAGCACGTCTTCGGTCAGGACTAATACGTCATTGCCCTTGATGTACGCTAAACCTTCTTGATAGGTCATCCACTTAGGCTCACGCAGTCCAGTGTAATCACGTCCAAGCCATGCAGACCCGACGTTGATTAGTAATCTCTGCTCTTTGGCTACAATACCTTTTAGGTATGGTTCAAGAATCCGTAGCCACATACCTTTCTTGATGATGAACCGAGCGATGTTTTCTTGTTGCTCGGTCGGGAATGCCGAAAGTGGAATCAGGTTTGCGAGTGCCTCTGGCAACCTATCAATCTTATCGGCTTTGTATTGCACGGCTTCTCTGCGTCCCTTAGGGACATAGCCGTGCTGTTTGCAGGAAAAGCAGTATGCCGACCACCCCTCAGGCTCATTACGAAGTACGAGATTCGGTCGAGTCTCCGCGCCGTGATAGACGCGCTTACTTGCACCTACCATCAAGGATTGGGCTTCACAGAGCCATTCGGAATGGTCAAGCATAATGCTTCCTTAAAATGATTAGTCAATAGCTGGAACGTCAGCTTCGACAGCTTTATCAGCACGGTCGGCAGATTCTTCAGCTTCTTCGGCTTCATTGCGCAGCTGGTTCAGGTTCACTAATTGCAGCTCGTCTTCGGCAATTACTGCGTACTTCGTAACACCATGAGCATCAGTATGTTTCGCCACAATAGTAGCTGCAACAGTGCGAGCAGTATCAGCGCGACCCAGACGGGTATAGGCTTCGTAAGGTAATGCACGATTTTCTTCTTCCAACGCAGCAGCATGGCGAGCCTCCAGTTCTTGCAGGTACTTACGGTCAGACTCCAAGCGATTCAGCAGTTGCTCTTCAGAGAGCTTACCAGCATCTTCGGGCAAGTCCAGAACGATTTTGGTGATGTCAATGGTGTGCTGTTTGGCGGCGAATCCTTCGCCTTCTTGCACTTTGTACAACTGCTTACCGTCAATAACCGCCATATCTAGCACCTGCATAGGGACTTCCTTGTAGGTGTCGGTTTCAGGGTTGTTTGGGCTACGGCGACCAGTCTTCACGGTTACAGTATCACCTACCTGAATATTCACGGCAGCACGCAGCTTCTCCAAAGCAGCAGTATTGCGGTCAATACGTTCTGTTACTATCTGCTTCTTGATAACAGCTTCAACAGAGTTCAGGCGAGATACGGGTTTTACGGTTTGTTTAGCCATTTGTATGTCCTTTTATAGTTAGACTTGGTTTGGATTAAGGTTAAGAAATTCGTAGGTTATTCCACGATGGTAAAGTCTTTGGTTGTAAGTCTATTAGTCTTCTACCTTTCTGAAGTCTTTTAAAGACACGGTGTCTTGTGATGCTTCTAAGTCCACCCAGAATGACGCATGCAGTTTCAGGACTTCGCCTGAAACACCACTAGGGTGTAGTATCGTATAGAGTAAGACTTTATCTTGCATCCAACCAGATACGAAGTACCGATTCCCATTAGCGTCTTCAAAGACCATACCGATGCTCAAGTCAGCAACGGTGTAGCGTACTGCTTCAGGGATAGGTTCAAGAGATTCCAATGTAACCTCGACGTTATCATACTGTTCCTGAGTTACGAAGCGCAATGTTTTGGACTTGTTAAGTCCTGTTACTACGTGGATACACTGATGCCCAGTAGCAAAGTAATCTTTAAATTGCTCGATCACAGATTCAGGTGCAACTACCAAGTGCTTCTTGTTAATAAGCAACATGCAACCAACGTAAGCTTTTGCTTGCGTATCTACAATGTAGGTAGGCATAACACCTACGGGCTGTACAAACTCAGTACATTTCACATGAATATAGGGAATATCTGTATCTACAGATTTATCAAGTATCTCCCACACATTCCCTTTCGGGTCACGCAGGTGCATACCTACCTTTACGTCTTCAATCTTCATAGCTCAACCTCCAAGACAAGTTAAATATACAGCAGCTGCACTAGGTATAAAGATTAAACCGAGTAAGCAGCAAAGCCAGGCTGTAGTCAGCAAAATGTAAAACACAACGTGAACCCTTACAGGATTACTTAATCTAGCGTCAAATGCGATTGCTTCCGCTATTACAGGTAGGAATGGTAACCCACAGGTCAATATAAGCAAGACGAACCTACTCGCAACGATTACATCTCCCCAGTAGTACACGTCAGGACAAAAGAATCTTATCATCATGCACCTCTGTTAGCTTCTGCCCAGCGGCGTAGAACATCTTGAGCTTTCTTCTCGCTGGTGATGTCATTACTGTAAGTACCGCGCACAATATCAGCTGTACCGGTACCTTCACGAATACGATGCGCAATACCCAAAGTATCACGCCAGCGGTTACAGTACAGTGCCCATTCCTCTACTGTCGGCACATAGTTCGGCAGGAATTGCCAAGCCGCCAGCAGCTGCCCCAGCAGGGTCAGGCTACGTCCTTCAGGGGCTTCACGGGTCATACTGTCGGGGATGTAGGTGTGGCACACGGCATTATCCTTGACCCATTCAAGATGCCATGTACCATTACCTGCATCGTGCAGCGTCAGGTATCCACCTTCGGCGGGTTGCGGGTGCAGTACGGCACCCAATTCAGTAATAGCTTTACGCATTGTCTTTCTCCTTGTTTGCAGCAGCATTAGACGCTTTCAGCAATACAAAAAAAAAAAAAAAAAAAAAAAAAAAAAAAAAAAAAAAAAAAAATGTTTTTCATACGTCAACAAATCTTCGCAGATTCAGCTGTCTGGATTTGGAATACTTGCTCTTTGCCCATGTAGTACTCAATCCCGTCAAACAGGATGTAGTACCGCGTGTCAGCATCCGAGCCACGTTGGAACAGGACGCAAGGATAGTATTCCCCTGCGCTATGCTGCTGCACAGGATTGCCGTTAGGTAATGACCTTGGTATTCGGTAGTCATGCCGTATAACCTTTCAGATAAGTGTTTGCTGTCGTTAGCAGGTAATGCACTGCATTGCTTGCAGGCGCAATAACTTCTAGCTGTTCTTCCCGTGTATTCTTGAAACGTGGGAAATCTGCATCGAGTAGCATGTCCATTAGGATTGGACGCAATACGTCTGCGTTCACCTTGAAGCCGAGCTGTTCAGCCACGTCTAGGCAGCTAAGCTCAAAGGCGATTCTAGGGTGCACGTTATGGCGTACAGGGAACTCAAAGCATTGCAGCGTATTGCGGTGTCCAAGAACATTCAAGGTACCTTGCTTGGAATCCCAGTACAGACGCATGTAATTCCCGCCTTGTTTAGGCATCACCATAGTTTCAGGCTGGTAGCGCAATCCGCGTAACGCGCCCAGCACATTTTCAAATACGTAAGCCATGACTGTTCTTAGTTAAAAGCAATGCAGGAAATAAGAATCAGCAGGTTCACCAACGCCAATCCAAGAAAAGCCCCTTTCCATGCTTGGGCATTCAGGTACGAGCGCACGGCAAACTCTTCCAGTTCAGGAAGATTCAGACCTACATGTTCCAACTTCGTGGCAAGGTCGTTCAGGCTTTTTGGTTGCATAGTACGACCTCCATGTTTCTGGAATAACTCTTTCATAATTCACCTATTTTCTTCAAGTACAGGTATTCGTGCATATGGTTGGATACTGAGGCACGAGTACACGGTCTAGTTTGCAGGATATAGTTAGCAATGTCCTCTAGGGCATAGTATCGAAATACACTAGGCATTTCAGCCTTGTACTCTCTAAGCCACGCCAGCAATTCAGACTTACTTGGTTCATAGTGATATTCTAGACCCCAGATTAATTCAAGTACATAGGCAGGCTGTTGTAACATATGTACCAGTATCCAATCTTCTACCTTCAAACCATTAGGATACGTCATCGTGTAATATGCCTTATCACCTACGTCATGTCTACTAAGTACACCATGCTTGACAGTAACAGACTGATTGTCTTTTAGTGTTTGGATTGCTTCCAAGATATTCATTCTTGAACCTCCCAACGGGTGAATAAATCAGGGTCAAAGCAGCCCCAGTCCATAGCATGGCTTGCCTGTGCCAACAGCACGCCCTCGAACTCGCCTTTGCGCTTATTATCCCAACCGATTGTGATAGCGTGCTCCCCGCATATCAGCATGAACGCCTGCCATGCTGGCAGATTGCGCATGAATACGCCAGAGTCAATCGTACCTACCCAGCGGGTATTATTGCGGTCAGCGGGCAATCGACGGATTGCGGTCAACCCTAATGCAGCTGCAAGGTTGCGTCTCATAATGTCAGGATGTTTGGGCATGAAGATGGTTTTGAGTTTAAAGTTCACCTCAAGCGTACCTGCTGCAAGCATAGCACGTTTATGTTTGTTCTTGACTTCACAATCCCAAAGGAAAGCAGGTTTAATCGGATTCATAATTGAATACCTTTCATAATTAATCAAAATCCTCGGGTGTCCAGCCGTAGGCATTCGGCACACCGTGGAGCACTTCGGTTACACTAAAGATAGCCGAACCGTCTTTAGCAAATAAACCAAGTCGGTTACTAGCAACCATCTTACGTATAAGCGCAATCTGGTTAGGATCGGTTATGGTCTCTTTGTAGTAACCTAATCCCCAAGAGTTATCCCGCCGTAACGTCGGCATGGGCAACGGATACTTAGACTATCCCCGTTATCACGAATAGCATAATAATAAGTACCATATATATAAATCAAATTTAACAGGTATGATATGTTCCATTATTGCGGCCTTTAATCAGTACAAAGAAATTTAAGATAGCCCACGCAAGTAAGCATGGGCTAGGTTTAAATATCCTTTAGCCAATCGGATAGGCTTCACGCCCCTATCTGACGCTATGTGTATTTGTCTGAACTAGCTACATAGAAGTTCGGTTCAGAATCCCCGCTGTCTTGTCGGGTTTTTTGCAAGTCTAGTCATTCTAGTTATCGGCTCTAACTTGCTTATGCCTTAAGTCTATATTGTTCAAATCAGTCAAGACTATTCTGAATGCCATCTCAAACCGCTACCTTGCATCCGTACTCAAATGCTTATCCAAGACTTATATTGACGTAGTGCAGGCTTATTGGTTATTCCAGCGTTTTCAATTAAAGAACGATTAAGGTGCATTGTAGCATCAGCTTTGTTATTTGCTGTTAAGCTATTGCAAAGCTATGTTAAGCATCTTGCTCACTGCTATCAGCTTAACTACTGCTATCAGCTTCCTTACTGTAGCCTACTAGCTAAGAGTAGGCTAGGATAAGGGAACTTATTTAGTAGCTTCAAGGACACGGCTGTTAACCGCTGCCTCTAAAGCAATCAATGCTTGCTGTTCCAATGTGTTCAGGTCTGTATGCTGTTGCAGCTGTTTCAGCATTGCCTTGAGATGACGTGTAAAGATTTGACCTGTAGTTACTTCCGCTTTATCAGCTTTCATTGCTTGGTAATCATACCAAGCGCAATCAGACAGGATAGACAGACTAATCTTTTCGCTATCGTCAGACAGTTTACGATATTTGTAGTAGCCTTTGTCTTGCATATCCGCTGCCTTGTTTGGTCTAACGGGTGCAACCTCTAAAAGGTATTGGCGTATCTTTTCTATTTGCACACCTTTTGGCAGTTCTGCCATAAGGCGGTTAATTAGGGATACGTCACCATGCTGCCATGCGTGTCTTACTGTAGCATCGATAGCATCTTGCAGTGCTTGACGGCTAGTACCTACATATTTGACAGCCTTGTTTATAAGAGACATGATTTGTTTGGTTTGTTTGGTTTGCATGATAAGAACCTTTCTTTGTTGCTTGTTTGCTTAGTTACTAGGCTTACTTAGCTTTACTGCTTAGCTTTACTGCTTAGCTTTACTGCTTAGCTTTACTGCTTAGCTTTACTGCTTAGCTTTACTGCTTAGCTTTACTGCTT